CATATGTATATGCAACTCCAGAAGCAGGTTTCATTGTTCGTCAGAAGGGCAAGCAGAAATATCTTGTTAAGGGAACATCATCAGGTCTAACTGGTGCTTGCTATACTGCTAACGTTGCTAATACTGCAATGCTACCAAACACAATGACAATTACTGCAACTTATGCAAACACATCAACTGTACTAGTACAGTCATTAAGCGACCATACTGCTGAATTGTTTACTGCTGATTCAGGCGTAACTGCAACTGAGACTGACAATATTAACAATGCAAGCCCTGCATTCTCAACATTCAACACCGCATATGCCGCAAACACATACGGTGGTCAGCCTTACCCAATCGTTACAATCGGCGGAGCATAATAGATGGCACTCTCTGTTCAACAGCAAAAACAAACTGAGACAGAGATTGCAGTCCTTCAAGTCCAGTACAAAAATCTAGATGAAAAATTCGATGATTTAAAAACTGGACTGAAGGATCTCCGTGACCATATTGATAGCCATATGGAAACAACTCATAATATGATTAAAGATTTTCAAACAGAAAATAAAAAACAGCATGATGAGGTTAACAAAAAAGTTAATGCACTAGAAAAATGGCGCTGGATGCTTATGGGAGCGGGAATATTAGCCGGGGCGCTTGGGTGGCCTGCGTTAAGTTCGCTGTTAGGAATATAATAATAGGGGCTACGGCCCCTATTATTTTATCAACGATTTTAATTTTTCAATAACAATATCAATATTCACAGTAGAGAACAAGCCGGGATGTAATGGTTTCGGATAATGATCTTTCTCTACCCACGCATAGCCTACATGTTCATTGTTGAGAATGGGGATAAACTCATTATCTATTTGGCAAAAAAATGTATGATATGTAAATCCACCGTTACTGAATTTTTGTATAGGTATTAGTTTGATATCAGGGTTAGAAAAACCCATCTCTTCAAGGCACTCACGCTCAATGCCTTCTAATAATGTTTCATCTTTTTCAATGCCGCCACCTGGAATACTCCAAGTTGGACTTTGTTTATCTGATCTTAATAGATAAAGGAATCGATTAGTTGAAGAACTATAAAAGAATACACCGGCGGCCTGCTTTGTCATGTTAAATTACAATACTATAGTCGCCTTGATCATACCAACCTTCATATGATTTCATCCACATGTCATTAGTATATCTATATTGAATATTAGTTGTCAAGTTAGTTACGAATTCAACATCAGTTGCGGCTTGAGAGTTGAACGATACTACCCATTCACTACCGTTATATTCGATAATGTCATTTGCATTTGCAACCAAATCGCCCCATGCTATTGTACTAGACCCGTCACTACCGATGTTTTCTACAATCAAATAACGTCTTCCGGCAACTGGCCCGGGAAGTCCTGCATTAGGACCTGTTAATAATGGATTAACTACGCTGTCAACTGGGTCTAAAGTATTTTGTGGCAGTGTGTCCGGGTCAATATCATAGATTAAGAATCTATCATCTAGCGGGTCAGGAACAATTGTACCTACAATGTCATCATCCATATATGGATTTTGTAACCAAATCTGACTAATACCTGGCTTTACTTTACCATAAACGTTTAACAAACTTGTCCAATACAAACTAGTATTAGGTTCAGTTGGATTACTCAAATCTGTATTAGGAGGATAAAATGCTTCATTGTTTGGCAATAACTGTAATCTGTTGCCGATCAATAATAACTTATATCCATATGGAGTAATCTTTTGTCGAGTACCTAACAACAAGTCATCATCTTGTACATCTTGATATGCTTTGCCTTTGTAGATACTTGCAATAATTTTTTGAATAACACCCATCTTCTTCAACTTACTTGCAGTTGTAATCCAAATGGGCATATAGAACTTCCAAGTCATTACGTCAATAGGATTACCTGTACCCTGCGGAATACTACGACTAGTAAATGTTAATCCATCTTGGAATACCGCAGTCAGTGAAGTCCAGTCTACGAAGTTATCAGTGCTTTGAATTTCTAATGCAGGGTTGAATAATGTACCTAACTGTTCGATCAACTCTAATTTTTGTTGATAGTTAGTAGTCCAAAAGTCTACTGTAATACGCAATGTATAGGGAACTGGCATCAATCGTTCAATTGTAAATGCTTGTCCTTGTGTAGTTTCGTAACTTTGAGATTCGGCACTATATGCACGTTGACGTACATTGATTTTGTCAACGAAGGTAGGTTCTTGTGTTCTCTTTTGATCGTATTCAAGGCCACTAATATAATAAGTGATCAGTGGCGCACTTGGCAAATTACTCGCACTATTGTTTGCTAAAATAGTTGAAGCCTGTCTACTACTGTCACCATACATAATAGGCACACGTAGCAGAATAGGATTACCATTTGGATCCTTGCCTTTGGTAACATACCAGTTGCTAAAAATTTTAGCAAACTGAATCAAGAATCGTCTAATTTGGTTATCGTAAAAGTATTGTGCCATTGTAACTCTTTATGCTTCGGGAGGTAAAACATCAGGTGTAGGCTGCAATACACTTGACAATGGTTGAGCCTGCGGAACGAGTTCCTCACTGTTATTTAGATAGATTTCTGACTGGTCGTTAATAAATCCAGATAGTAATGATTGATCTGCGGCTGTAAATCCAGTGTCAGTTCTGACATTTTCACTGATACGTACCCACATAATACCGTCCCAACGATAAAGAATTTGTGGGTTATAGTCAATACGTAAGAAGTAATCACCTACTTGAGGATTTTGTGGGAAGGCAATGCCTGCACCACTTGGATATCCGTTTGGAGCAGTTCCATCGCCTGCAAGATATCCAGTAGTATAACCGAAACTTCTTGGGCTTGAGCGTGTAATATATTGGTATCCTGGATCACAGTCTGCACGATAATCCATATCAGGAGTAATTGTACCAGTGAACCCGGGTTGTGTTGGATCTTGATCGGCAGTTGCATATGTATTATCAGCAGTACCATATGGACCGGTGATTACACCTAAACTCTGTACTGATAATACTTTTGTACCCTCAACGGCGCCTGATCCGCCTTCTGTTCTTTCGGGCGCTTCTTCTGCTACTTGTAAACTTGCCTGCACGAACTTATCAATCTTGTCGGTAAAGTCCATATCGGCAGTCATATCCCAAATGCTCTTTAATGCTTCTTTAGAAACTTTAATTCCTACACTAGGATTCTTATATTGCGGATTGCGCATGAACACAATTGTACCTTGGATAGGAACTTCAGTACCTGTGTTACTTGATGTAATGATACTTACAGGAGGTGCGGGCTGATTTAGTTTGCCTGATGGTACTCCATTGGCTTCTAATGCACCATATGTGGGAACAATATAAAGTTTACTTGTGTCATAACCTGATTTAGGTACAAGTCTAGCAGCCTCTTCAAGTTGTGCATTATTGATTGCAATGTTTTTCTTGTATGTAGAAAGAATATCTGCCAATCCAGCATCAGGAACAAGTTCCCAATATGTAGCATTAGGAGGATAGATTCCTGCAGGCACTTCAATGATAGATTTGTAAATCTTATCACCGAAGTTAATTGTATATCCAGGCGGATATGTTTTATCTTTGTCCCAGTTACCTAAATAATTATCTTGATTGATTGGTTCTTTGAGAATGTCATCAAACTCTTGACTGTTGACAAGAGGTTCACATTTAATACGCCATAGATGAGGATACCAAGTTTGACTAAAACCCTCTGACGCATAGTTGGCATCAGTGATTTGCATGAAACGTTTTAACGCAACTGGAATCTTTTCGTCTAACGGATTATAATCTAGTAAGTGAGGTAACTCAAGTACGTCACCCACCATTAATTTACGGCCAATAATATCAATCATGTCATTGTAATGCACTGTAACGAAAATGATATCGTTGTTTAAGAACAATCCAAACTGACTTAAATCAAAGTCTAGGTTTTGTACATTATAATGCCCACGCAATCTATAAATGTTTTTATCATAGATTCTGTCTCTGTTTTCTAAGAACAATAAATCTTGAATGTTGGTTGGTTGCAAAATATCATATTGAGGCTGAGTAGGGTCAACTGATGGAAAATTGCTATTTGGACCCAAATACTTGTGAATATATAGATCGGTTCCGCCAACCGTCAACTGTTCCGATATGGTTCTATCCATAAATCGGTAGTCATTTTGCTTATTTGGGCGATAGAGTGATAACTTTGGCATATAAGTATTTATCGGAAAAGGCTTGACATTATTTCAGCCTTAGTGTATACTGCATAAGTATTGTGAAATTACGGAGATATCAATGGCTCGCATGACCCGCATTGCAAAGCAAAAAACCAAAGCCCACGCAGCCTCAGGTGTTGCTGGGATTGTAAAGGATTTGCACCCCAGGGATCCTGACTTTCAGTATTACGGACCCGAACCACATTTTACATCAGAAAAAACCATTTCTCTGACTGAAGCATTCAACTGGTACTCCAAATTCTATGGGAGTAAAGAGGCTAAAGACTTTTTAGTAGCCTACCTTGAACATAATAACAAAAAGGATATTGCAAAAATTGTTAGTCGGGCACCCGAACTTAACATTATGACCTCATTGGGCTGGCTTGCCCGAATGAGTTTGCGTGGACTTAAACTAGATGAGCGTCAGCAGGCTCGCCTGCAAGTGCAAATTGATAGTCTAGTAGAAGCCGTAAAATCGGCAGACAAAGCGGCTAAAAAGAAAGCCGCTACTGAGAAGCCTGTAGCCGAGCGCAGGAACATTCAGGAAGTGATGCGTGAACGTGCTAGTCAGGCGGCTGCCGAACTAGATGCATTCTTTGATGACTATCACCGTAACGGTTATCCTAAAGACTTTGACACTAAGAACAAAGTTATGTCAGAGTTTCAGGAACGAAACGTATTGCCACAGCATGTAGCACCTCATATTAACAATTGGGAAAAGATTCGTGCTGAATATGTTGAGTTGCAGGCAGGCAAGTGTGACCAATTGAATGAAGCATATAGTTTCATGAGCAAGACTCAGGTCAAGAATGTTATCAAGTTCATTGATAGCATCATCGCTGACCTCAACGGATATATCTCTGTCAAGCAGGTTGCTAAGAAGCCCCGCGCACGTAAGGCTGTACCTGTCGAGAAAATTGTTAGTAAACTCAAGTACTGCAAGGCGTTCAAGGACGATGCACAAAAGATTGATATTGTCAGTCTACATCCTAGCAAGTTGCATAATTCAACAGAGGCGTGGGTCTACGATACTAAAAAGCGTAAGATGCATCACTATATTGCAGATGAATATAGCAAGTGCCTAGTTGTAAAGGGCAACACTCTCATTGGCTTTGATAAAAAGCAAAGTGGTATGAAAACATTGCGTAAGCCTGCAGAACAACTAAAGGCTCTTACGGGTAGCAAGCCGGCCGCACGTAAGTATTTCAAGGATATCAAGGCAGTCGAAGCAGTACCTAACGGACGCTTCAATGTAGACATGGTAATCCTCAAGGCATTTTAAGGAATAGAATATGAAAGAAAAGATTTTACTTGTTGCAGGTGGAAGTGATCCGGCTGGGTCTGAAATTGATGGCACTATGGATAGTGCCTATAACAGACAGCATGCTTTTGGAAATCAATTAGCATTACGTATGGACCGTAGGCCCATCAACATCGCAATGCGAGGCGCATCTAATGGCGCAATTACACGAAGTGTCCTAGAATGGTTCGATAAGTTCTATGACCCAGCAACACAAGATGTATTTGTTTTGATTGGATGGGCCAATAGTTCACGTATGGAAGCACCTTTCCATAGACCAACTTGGTATAATGAACAGAACGAATTTGCTGATTGGACTTCAGAAACTACAAACGATTATTTGCAGATTCAACATGGTAATCGTCCGGGCAATTCCGATGAACGTGATATCTATGAGACTTATACCGATTTCATTATTAAGAATGAAATCTTCCTAGAAGTTTTGAGTGCCACGTATGCATTACAACTGCAATACTTTTTTAAACATAATACTGTTCCATACTTGATGGTTAACACTCTTTATCAGTTTACTAAGTCTAACCATCACATTCAGTTTTATCTAAATCAAATTGATGGCAAACGTTATCTAAATTTTGATGATCCTGAAGAACCATTCTATTACAAGTATGCTTCATTAGGATACAAAAATTTGAAGGCTCAGTATTATCATCACAGTGAAGAACCGCATTGGCGTTATGCCGATTTACTACGTGATTATATTCACGAAAACAACCTAGAGGATCCATATGTCTAATAAAATTGATTTAAATAAGTACTCTGATTTCGTTCTCACTGTGTGCAGTGATCCTAGCAAGGATCTAAATGCACTCATCGAACGTCTTAAGGAACTTGATGCTAACACCAATGTCAATCTTGCATTGCTTATGACTGCAAGCACCGGACTTGGCAGTGAAGGCGGCGAGTTTCAGGAAATCGTCAAGAAGATTTTCTTTCAGGGCAAGCCCCTCAATGAAGAAAATATCTTTCACATGAAGCGTGAACTAGGTGACATTGCATGGTACTGGGCTAATGCTTGTAATGCGCTTGGACTTGATCCTAATGAAGTGCTTGCTGAAAACGTAAGCAAACTTGAAGCACGTTATCCCGGTGGCACGTTTGATGCACACTACTCAGAAAATCGTCAAATCAACGACATTTAATTGGTAAGCCCATAGTCTATTCCTGATAAATACTTCAAACAGGAATAGACTATGGCTACTAACATTTTATCCACCCCTACTAATTATAACTTAGAAGAACTTAAACAGGGTCTTTTTGAGAACCTAAGATTGCGTTTGGGTGGAGACATTATCGATTTAGAACTTGATCCTCAACATTATGAGGCTGCGTACAACTATGCTATCAAGGTCTATCGCCAACGTGCTGAAAATGCAGTACAAGAATCATACACTCTATTAACTGTAGAAAAGAACGTTGATACATATACTCTACCTAGTGAGTTCATCAACGTAAGATCATTGTTTAGACGTACAGTTGGTCTTGAAACAG